ACCCATCAGCACCGATCCGACATGGTTTGAATGCAAGATGTGCGCAGGCCATGACTTTTGTCACGGCAGCAAGACCACTAAAGAGGTCAATTGCCGCACCTGCGCCCACATTACACCATTGTCTGACAGCACGTGGCACTGCGCTAAATGGGATGCTGTTGTACCGACTGAGGCTCAGTATATTGGCTGCGAAAGCCATGTATTGCATCCCGACCTTGTTCCGTGGAAGCGTTTAGAAGGCCCAAGCGATTGGGTGGCGGTCTATGAGATTGATGGCCTTGGATTGGCTAATGGTGAGCCAGGCGAGGGCGTATATAGTAGTAAGGAGTTGCTGGCTAATGCTGGGGCTTGCGCAAGTGGCGATCCGTTGATTGCTAAGGTGCGCAAGGAGTGGGACGGCAGGATATGCTGAGAGATTACCAACAACGCACCATAACCGAACTCTACACATGGTTTGAGGCAGGCAACGAGGGCAACCCGTGCCTGGTGCTGCCCACCGGGTCAGGCAAGTCTCACATCATTGCAGCACTGTGCAAGGACGCGCTGCAATCATGGCCAGAAACCCGCATTTTGATGCTGACCCATGTTAAGGAACTGATTGCCCAGAACGCCGAGAAGATGCGCCAACACTGGCCTAACGCACCAATGGGCATTTACAGCGCGGGGCTAAACCGCAAGGACTTGGGCGAGCCAATTACCTTTGCCGGGATCCAGTCTGTCAGAACTAAGGCTGGCCAGATTGGTCATGTTGATTTAATTATCATAGATGAGGCTCATCTGGTGAGCCACAAAGATGAGGGCGGCTACCGGACATTGTTGGCTGATCTAAAGGCCATCAATGGCAATTTGCGAATCATTGGCTTGACCGCCAGCCCTTACCGCCTAGGGCACGGCTATATCACCGACAAACCCGCCATCTTTGACGCGCTGATTGAGCCGGTAAGCATTGAGGAGTTGATTCACAAGGGCTATCTGTCAACCCTACGGTCCAAATTAACCACCACCAAGTTAGAGGTGGACGGGGTGCATAAGCGCGGTGGGGAATACATCGAGGCTGAGTTACAGGCAGCAGTGGACACCAAAGACAAAAACGCCAAGGTAGTGCGCGAGATCATCAAACTGGGTGCCGAGCGCAAGTCGTGGCTAGTGTTTTGCGCGGGTGTTAACCATGCACAGCACATCAAAGAGGCACTGACTGAACAAGGCATTGTCGCCGAGTGTGTCACGGGCGAGACACCATCAAACGAGCGTGACCGCATCCTCAAAGAATTCAAAGCGGGGCGCATTCAAGCCTTGACCAATGCCAATGTACTGACCACCGGTTTTGATGCCCCTGGCATCGATCTGGTGGCTATGCTGCGCCCTACCATGTCACCCGGCCTGTACGTGCAGATGGCAGGGCGCGGCCTGCGTATAGCCGAGGGCAAAACCGATTGCATGGTTTTGGACTTTGCGGGTGTAGTTGAGCAGCATGGCCCCATCACTGCCGTGAGGCCACCGCCCAAGAAGGGCGATAAGGTAGGCGAGGCACCCGTAAAGGTTTGCGATCAATGCCAGGAAATCTGTCATCTATCGGTGCGGATTTGCCCAGCCTGCGGCGCTGAATTCCCCGAGCCAGTCAAAGCCGCGCTCAAACTGTCAAACCTTGACATCATGGGCGTGGAGGGCACCGACCTAGACGTTACCGCCTGGACATGGCGCAAGCATTTGAGCCGAGCCAGTGGCAAGGAAATGCTGTCCCTGACCTATTACGGGGGCTTGTCTGACCCACCAGTGACCGAATACCTGGCAGTGACGCACGATGGCTATGCTGGAGAGAAAAGCCGCCGCTTATTAGCTGAGATAGCACACAAGGCAGGCGTGACGCTTGACTATGCAGCCTCCGACCTGCACGAGATGGCGCAGCAGCTCACCAAGGGTCAGCCGCCGAGCCAAATAGAATTTAAGCGCGAAGGCAAGTTTTTTACAATACTCAAAAGGATATGGATATGAAACACCCAGAACCCGAAATCGTCACCATCTATCGCAAAACCCTGAAAACCATGCCGCCGAAGGTATGTCACCTTTGCGACAATTATAACAAGCATGGGGTTTGTGATGAATTTAATGACGTGCCGCCCGAGTCATTTGCAAGTGAGCCAGATCAATGTGAGTTGTGGGTAGAGGTAATTCCGTTTTAGCGTGGTAAAATGATTGCGTCAGGACAGGGCCGGCCAGCCTTGCATTGCTCTAACCAATGCTTACTGACACCATCATCCAACCGTTAGAGGGTGTCTTATGCCAGTTCAAAAAACCTGCATTACTTGCAGTAAGTCGTTTTTAGTTCCGCCATGCCGAGAATCTGCAAAATATTGCAGTCAAACTTGCCAACCAAAAGCAGGAAATTTAAATCCAAATTTTAAAGGCGGATTAGTGCATTCAAATTGTCTTGAGTGTGGAAAACAAACATCTGTAAAAAGAAACCAAGCAGAAAAAGGTGCTGGCAAATATTGCTCTCACAAATGCAGCAGTATTGCAATTGCAAAAATTGTTTCGGTTAAAGCATGGAAAAACCGAGCCATTAAAAATTGCGTTGTGTGCGATTCAGAAATTAGAGTAAAGCAAAGCCATTCAGAAATTGAGGGTACGTATTGCGGAAAAAACTGCATGTCACTTGGCTATGCGAACCGTCTAACTGGTGATGCCAACCCAAACTTTAAACACGGCAAAGCCCATGTATCTGGTTTTTACGCCAAACAAAGAAAAAATATTGCTGGTTCTTATCCAAAAGAATATCCGTCAATTTTGTATTCTCTGCAAAAAGGGCGGTGTATAAATTGCACGAAGCCTCTAAAAAACAAATACCACATTGACCACATTCAACCAGTTGCAAAGGGTGGGACAAACCATCAATGGAACTTGCAATTGCTTTGCCCGTCTTGCAATTGTAGGAAACACGCAAAAGACCCTATTGTTTGGGCTAACGAAAATGGAAGGCTTTTATGACCGAAAAAGTACCAAGTGAAGACCATGAGCAAATGTTGTTTGTCCAATGGTTCAAGCGTACATATCCAGAAACTAGGATTATGTCTATCCCTAACGGGGGTCATCGTCACATTGCAGTAGCTGCAAAAATGAAAGCCACCGGCCAAGCCCCTGGCGTACCAGATATTTTTATCCCCGCGTGGTTATTGTGGGTTGAAATGAAACGGGAGTCAGGCGGTACAGTCTCGCCAGCACAGCGCGATTGGATCGGCTATTTGGAGAGCATAGGCCACCAGGTCATAGTGGGCAGGGGCTTTGATGATGCTAAAGCGCAGATCATAAAAAAAGCCCCTAGCAAAGGGGCTTAAAGATCAAGCAAGACAGCCAGCAAAGCCGCCAGCAATAGGCTAATTAGAACGAGCATCAGCGCGGCCCCGTTCAATCAGTGTACGCGCATACGTTTGATCTTCGGGGCGCTCGCTAGATAGCATAGCCCTGATTTTGTAGGCTACAGCCTGCGCCTTATCTGATCCTTGCGCTCGTTCAAACGCTGCGCCAGCATTGATGTAGTCAGATTCTAGGTGGTTCACGGCAGCACCCTTGCGCATACACCGCGCACCTGATTGACGCTGTAAATATTATGATTATTAATATTGTCATAAATATAGGTCAGGGCTTCAAGATAAAAACCCATCTCCTCCTTTAAATCATTTATTTGGGCTTGCAGTTCTTCAACCGTGGGAACTGGTGGCGTGAAGGGCGCGAGAGCTTGGGCAATAGTGGGGTGCATCATATTTGTCCTTTTAGAATTGTTGATAAACAATAGTACCCGCCTCAGTGGTGCCAATATAAGCGCCCTCAGCGTTTAAGTACAAAACCACTTGTTCAAGTTCGCCAATTGCGTGGCCATCTTCAACGGAACTAAATTCAATTGAGTATTGCTCTGCAATCTCAGCGTAACTGGCCTCGCTGTACTCGCAGCACAGCGCCACCACATCAAGGTCATAATCTGGGTCGATTTCCTCCAGATAGTCAAACAGAAGGCCGAGTCCCTCATAACTGAATTGATCGACGCGTCCAGCTTGTTTAAACTGGTCGCGGAATTGTGAGGCGTGGTCGATTGTGATGTACATGATAGTCTTTCGGTTAGTTGGAGAAAATGACGCCGTTAGGCTGAATTTTGGTTAAGTTGGCGATGGGCACATGGCGCACCGTGCCGCCATCCTCATGGGCAACCCATGTTCCCGCAAAGTCAATTGCTGCAGTGTTGGCGTTGACGCTGACGACAGTGCCGCGAGCGCGGGTGCCGTCCATCGTGCGGCGGATGACAGCTTGAGAAAAGGCGACTTTATCGCCGACAGTTAATTTGGCCATTTTTTACTTTCAGAATGTGAGCACATCAAACCAAGCCAATAGAAGCAGGGTTAGGCTAATTGAATAGGCCAGCACTGCGAGCAAGTCCATTGCAGCAGCGCGGCGTTTTTCTAATGCCTCTTGAGAGGGTGAGTAGGTGTAGCGGTGCATGATGTTTACGCCTTGTAATAAGTTGTTTTCTCCCAACC